CCCTTCCTAACAATCGTGCGAAATAACAAAAAGGCAATAAGCGAGGTGCAGTATGGGACGCAGACCGAAGCCGGCCACGCTCCACATGCGGCAAGGTACCTACCAGCCGAGCCGCCAGGGCTCGCAGCCGTTTGCGTCCGGCGAGATTTGCAAGCCGACCGACTTGGGAAAATGGGGGTCGAAACTCTGGGACCAGACAGTCGACTTTGTGGGGCAGGCTGGCGCCGGAGAGTGCGACACCGAGTGCCTGGCCGGGATGTGCCGTTGGTACAACGAGTACCGGCGGATCGCCAGTCGCATGCTCAAGGTCTCGCCAGCCAACGAAACGCACCGATCGTTGCTCTATGGGGCAGCCACGGCGTGGCGGCAGTTCACAGATATGGCGAGTCGGTTTGGTTTAACCCCGGCTGATCGGGCAAAATTGAAGAACGGGACGGAGGAATCGCAAACGACCCTCGAGAAGCTTATCAATAATCGTGGTGCATGATCAGTGTCAGCGACCATCGGGGCAACGTGCAGTGGTACATCGACGGAGTGATGAGTGGAGAGATCGTCACGGGCCGCCTGGTGCGGCTCGCAGTGCAGAGGCACGTGCAGGATTTGCGGGCCTGCCGACGAAAGGTTTTCCGTTACAAATTCGAGGCGAAGTTCGCCAACGAGGCGATTGACTTTCTGGAGTTGTGTCCACACTCAAAGGGCCGGTGGGCGGGGCAGCTGCTGCGGCTGGAGCCGTGGCAAAAGTTTATCATCTGGTGTGTGTTTGGCTGGCGTCGGAAGGCAGACGGAACGCGAAGGTTCCGCAAGGTGTTCGTGATGGTCGCGCGCAAAAACGGTAAGAGCACACTTTGCGCAGCAGTGGGATTGCTGCTGATGTTGTTTGATAATCCGTTGGAAGGTGGCGCAGAAGTCTACGTGGTCGCCACTAAAGAGGACCAAGCTCGCATCGTCCACGAGGAAGCCAAGCGGATGGTACGGCGATCCCTGGAGATCGGCCAGTGTGCCGAGACGTTCACCAAGGCCATCACCTGCGCCCGGAATGACGGGACGTTCAAGCCACTCGGGAGTGATAGCGATCAGTCCGGATTCAATCCACACGGGGTAATAAAGGACGAGCTGCACGCTTGGCGAGATCGGCACCGGAACCTGTTTGACGAGATGAGCACCGGCGGGGCGTCACGGGCGCAGCCGCTGGAGTGGATCATTACGACCAACGGCGACGACAAATCGAATATTCTGAACGAGGAACTAGAGTACGCCATACGAGTGACTGAGTCCGCTGAATCAAGTCGCTCCGTCAACGAGACGCTCTTCACCTATCTCGCTACGCTCGACAAGGACGACGATCCGTATGCCGAGGCGAATTGGATCAAGGCCAACCCCAACATTGACGTGAGCGTGTCCCGCGAGTATCTGCGAGAGCAGGCGGACGAGGCCCGCAACAAGCCCTCCAGCCACAACGCGTTCCTCCGCTATCACTGCAACATCGCCACGAGTAGCCACGAGCGGGCTATCGCGTCTGAGCTGTGGATCGCTGGAATTGTCGACGCTGTGCCGCAGGAGGGCACGGCATTCGGGGCCATTGACTTAGGCCGGAGCGACGACTTCGCGTCAGTCGCCGTGGTGACCAAGACGGCGGCCGGGAAGATCGCCGTGTGGGCCAGGTCGTTTACCTGTGCCGACAAGGCGAAAGAGTTGCAGACGGCCGAGGTGCGCAGCTGGATCGACCGCGGATTCCTCGTCGAACACGAGGGGAACCAGGTTGATTTTACGGCCGTCGAGGATGAGATTGTGGCCCTGTCTCACAACAAGAATCGCATCGTGAATTGGGCGGCCGATCCGACGTTTGCCGGCCAGTTGCTCCAGCGGTTGGAGAGCGTGCACGGGATCGAGGTCTATGAATTTTTGCAGACGGCCCGCAATTACAACGAGCCGATTCGCAACTTCCTGCGGGAGCTGAAGGCTGGCAACGTGCTGCACATCGACGACCCATGCTTAGCCTGGCAGGCCCGTAACCTGACGATTGTCCGCAATACACTCGATCAGTGGCGACCGGACAAGGGCACCGGGTGGCAAAAAATAGACGCGTTGGTCGCGGTGCTGATGGCGTATGCGGGGATCCTGTACCACGAGGATGCCGGTCGCCCGGCGATCTACTGAAGGATGCACGATGGCAAAACCCGACCGCGATAACGGCAGCTCGCAGTACGTCGTACTGTCCGATACCGGCACGCCTGGCGTGTACAACTCCACGTATGCCGCACCTGATGATTTTCTATGGGAGGGCCTTACGGGGCACCTTCGCAGCAACAGCGACATTCACGTTTCTGCCGACAAGGCTCTAACGTTTGCGCCGTGGTTTCAAGGGATCTCGATCATCTCGGGTGATGTGGCCCGCGTGCCGTTGGATCCGTTCTCACGGGCGGCTGATGACGATCGCAATAAAGAGCGGAATCATCCGGCCTACGAGCTACTCAACCGCCAAGCGAATCGGTACATGTCGAGTTTCACGGTGCGGGAGACGCTGCAGAGCCTAGCGTTGTCTTGGGGCAATGGCTACGCGGGGATCATCTGGCAGGGTGCCAAGCCAGTCGAACTGATCCCAATCATGTCCGATGAACTGAAGCCATACCAAGAGCCGGGTGGACCATTGGTGTACCTGCACCGCCAGCCCGGCGGTGAGACCAAGGTATTGTCTGCGGAAAACGTGCTGCACATTCGCGGTCTCGGAACCGCGCTGGAGGGTTACTCTGTCTATCGTTACGCCCGCGAAAGTCTCGGGCTAGGTCTCGCCGCCCAACGGCACGGCAGCCGTCACTTCGCCAACGATGCACGGCCGAGCATCCTGCTCAAATACCCGGCAAGGCTGGAGCCACAGGACGCCGACGAACTGCTGGATAACTGGGAGCGCCGACACAAGAACAATCCGAACCGGCCGGCGTTGCTGGCCGGCGGCCTGGACGCCGTGCCCCTGGAGGGCAGCAACGAGGACAGCCAATGGATCGAGAGCCGCGGGTTCTCTCGCGACGAAGTGGCGTCGTGGCTTGCGTTGCCACCACACAAACTGGGGAGCACTGCCCGCCTGTCCTACAACAGCGTGGAAGCCGAGGAGCGGTCTTACGTGAGTCAGACGCTGATGCGGTGGTTCAAGCGGTGGGAGTCGGAGTGCGATATCAAGCTGTTGGCAGCCAAGGAGAAGCGGGCCTGGTGGTACTTCGAGCACAACACTGGAGCCTTGATCCAAGGTGATTTCACCACGCAGAGCAGCGTGGCGGTGATGCTGAAAAACGCCATGATCATCACCAAGAATGAGGCCCGGAAGAAGTTCAACCTAAACGGCGTGGAGGGTGGCGATGTGTTTGAAAATTCTAACACGTCGAGTGGCGCGAAGACCGAACCGGATCCGCCTCCCGCCAAAGAGCCCACCAGCGACGAGTCGGTGGCCGCTCATGTGGAGTTGATCGTGGATCGGATGCGGCAACTTGTTCGGACCGAGAAAACGAAGATCACGGAACTCGCGCACGGCAAGTGCCCGGCTGAAGCTATCGACAAATGGTACAAAGTCTTTGAGCCGAAAGTTGCCGCAGCCATGTCGATGCCGATGCGCGCCTACTCCATGGTTGCTCCGTGTGAAATTAGTTCGACTGTCCTGTCCGTGCGATATTGCCGGGCTTCGCGGGATTTCCTGCGACATGTGATTGAGAGTGCTACCTGCGACCCATCGTACCAAGTCGCAACTGCGATCGAAGCGGCCGTCGACGACTGGCCGGAAACCAGACCACAGCTCATTGTTCACTGGATCCGAAAGGGATAGCCATGATTTGTTACCATCCACGCGACATCCGATCGAACATGCTGCTGGGGCTCGGGGTGCCCAGAAAACTGGCTGACCGAATCTGCGACGGGCCGACTGGGCGGTGTGGACGCATGCTGTTTAGAGCGGCCGACGAAGCCGGCGACGCGGAGATTCTGCTGTATGATTTCATCGGGTATGACTGGTGGTCTGACACTGGGACAACAGCCCTGTCGTTCAAGCAGAATCTGGATGGCCTCGGGGACGTGAAACGGCTGACTGTCCGGATCAACTCTCCAGGCGGCGAAGTGTGGGACGGCATGTCGATCTACAATCAACTCAGCCAGTTCCCCGCGGAGACGACAGTGGTGATCGACGGGCTGGCCGCCAGTATCGCCAGCGTGATCGCCATGGCTGGCGACAAGGTCCAGGCGGCCGAGGTCTCCCAACTCATGATTCACGACGCCTGGACGATCGCAATAGGCAATGAACAAGACATGCGGGAGATGGCCGACGTGCTGGCGAAAATCGACGGCCAGGTTGCTGACACGTACGCGAAACGGAGTGGCATTAAGACGACCATGCAATTTCGCGAGATGATGAATAAAGACACCTACCTGACCGCCCAAGAGGCCCTGGAACTGGGCTTGATCGACGAAGTCATTGGCACCCGTAAGGCCAAGCAGGAGCCCGCCGCAGCCAGCCAGCGAGCTTCCCGGCGGGTGCGAAACCAGATCAGCCTACTGCGCGACAAGTTGGCGATTTCCTAAGTTCGTCTTGACATTGCCTGCCAAGAGACGACAATTCGCAATGACACACGGGGTCCGCTGCCTAGTCTGCGGGCTTTCTGCAAAATCGCTTCTCTAATGCGGCGATTCGATTGGTGGATTTTTCTCATCAGTCGGCTCGCCGCATTTTCGTTGGCAGCCGGCCCACGAACATAGAGGACGATTATCATGCCGAGGCTTTCTGCCAAGGAAATCCGTGAGGAAATCCAGGACCGCATCGACCAGATCGAAGCATTGCAAAAGCTGGTCGACGACGAGTCTCGCGACTTCTCCGCCGAGGAACACGCACAGGTTGATGGTTGGCTCGCTGAGATCGGTAAGTCTTCCGCCACCGGCGAACTTGCCACGGGTCTGCATCTCGCCAAGGAGCGTGCCGACAAGATCGCCACGACGATCACCGGTTTCCGCAATGCACGGACCGACGACCCGGCAGGCGGCAACGCACCGCGGATTGTCCCCGTCGGACGACACAAGAGCCTGCGCGCCTACACGGGCGAGCGAGCTGAAGAGCGAGCCTTCGCTGCTGGTCAGTTTCTGGCTGCCACGTTGTTCAAAAACGCGAAGTCAGCCGAGTGGTGTCGCGATCACGGCATGACAATTCAGGCCTCGCTGAGTGAGCAGGACAATTCGTTGGGCGGCTTCCTCGTACCCGAGGAAATGGAAACCGCGATCATCAACCTACGCGAGGTCTACGGCGTCTGCCGACGCGAGTGCAAAGTCATCCCGATGGCTACGGACGTGAAGAACGTGCCGCGCCGCACGGGCGGGCTGACCGCCTATTTCGCGGGTGACAATGCGTCGATGACCGCCAGCGACAAGGCCTGGGACAACGTGCCGCTGACGGCTCGCAAGCTGTATGCCCTGTGCAAGTACAGCAGCGAGTTGGCCGAGGACGCGATCATCAATATCGGTGACGATCTCACCGATGAGATCGCTTACGCCTTCGCCAACAAAGAAGACGAATGCGGCTTCAACGGCACGGGCGCCAGCACCTACGGCGGCATCGTGGGCTGCCTGAACGCGATGAACGCGGGGAGCATTTACACGGCGATCGCTGGCAACACGGCGTTCTCGACGTTGGACCTAGCCGACTTTGAGGCGATCGTCGGCAAGCTGCCGCAGTACGCCGAAGCGAATGCCAAGTGGTACATTCACCGCGCGGGGTACTACGCTTCCATGGCGCGACTGATGGATGCTGGCGGAGGCGCCACCATCACCGAACTGGCCGGCGGTGTGCGGCAGCCCCAGTTCCTGGGCTATCCCGTGGTGATCTCGCAGGTGCTCAACTCGACCCTGACTGCGCAGACGAGCACAAACATTTTTGCGTTCGGCGACATGGGCCAGTGTTGCTGCTTAGGCAATCGCCGCGGCTTGTCGGTGCTGATCAGCGAGCACGCCTATTTTGCGAATGATCAGATCGCCATTCGTGGCACGGAGCGATTCGACATCAACGTGCACGAGAAGGGCACGGCCACCGCGGCGGGATCTATGATCGTGGTGGCAACCCCCGGCAGCTAAGCCGCAGTGTCCAGCGGGCTCTGTGGATGAGATTTGATTTTTGACCCAGGAGGTTCGTTATGAACCAATTACAGAATACGAAAGTCGTGAACATTACCCCGCCGGCTGCGATCGTTGATAACGCTGCCTTCACGACGCTCGAACTCGACACGAAGGGCTGGGACTACTGCCAGATTTTCGCGTTCATCGGCGCGACGGATATTGCCCTGACGGTGCTGCAGGTGACGGAATCGGATGCTGCCGGTTCCGGTCATGCGGCCATCACGGGCACGGTGGTCGGGACCGCCGCGAACATTGACGGCGCTACGTCGGCGCTGCCCGGCGCCGGTGATGACAACAAGTTCGTGGTCTTCGATATCGATCTGCGCGGCCGCAAGCGCTACCTCGATCTCAACGTCACCATAGGTGACGGGTCCGTGGGTGGATTCGTGGCAGCCTGGGCGATGCTCAGCCGTGGCAAGGAAGCCCCCGTGACAATGGCCGAGCGTGGCGCGTTGTTGGTCATGCGGGTGTGATGCCGATGGCGGCGATGCTGGTGTGAGGGTGCGAACCATGTACGTCGATCTACTCGCTACGCGGGATCGGATTAGTCCGTCGGGCCGCAAGTTTTACGCGGGGCGGGTCTACCCCGGTATCCCGCGTGGGCAGGCTCGCGAGATGATTCGCCGCAAGCTCGCTGTGGAGGTCCCGGATGCTCAAGTACAGTCTGTACCGCAGCAGCGAACCAGCAAGCGAACCGATAAGCCTCGCTGAGCTGAAGAATTATCTCCGCGTCGAACACACCGTGGACGACGTGGAGTTGACCAGCGTGTTGACCGCCGCGAGGCAAGCCGTAGAGCGGGACACGGGTCGATCCCTGATTACGCAGACGTGGGTACTGCAGCTCGATCAATGGCCGAGTTGGTATCTCCAACTGCCGAAGCCGCCGATCGCCAGTGTGGCGAGTATCACCTACGTGGATACGGACGGCGTCACGCAGACGTGGGCCGCCGCAAATTACGTGGTGGATGTCCGCAGTCGGCCTGGCTTGATTCGCCTGGCGTACCAGAGCCGTTGGCCGTCGATCCGTGGTGACCGACGCGGTATCGCCGTGACCTATACGGCTGGCTACGGGGACACGGCGGCCAGTGTGCCGGCGGATCTGCGGCAGGCTATCAAGCATCGTGCTCGGCTGGACTATGACGCGTGGTCAGAGGATGTGGCTCTGGCCTATAGCCGGATCGTGCAGAGCAATATTGTCGGTGTGGTGCCGGGAGCTTGAAATGGTCGTCGCATCGCGAAAAACATTGACTCCGAAAGAGCAGCTGCGGCACCGTGTCACGATCCAAGAATTTGTGCAGTCGGGGTCCGATGCGCGCGGCCAGGTCATTGGGGATTGGGTAGACGTGGCGGAGGTCTGGGCGTCGGTCGTGCCGCTGGCTGGCCGGTGGGCGGAATACGCGCATCAGCTCTGGGAGTCTGCTACGGTGCGTGTGTTGATCCGCTACCGAGCGGACGTGACGAGTGCGTCCCGTTTGTTGTTCGGCACCCGCGTGCTGGCCATCGGCGTAGTCACCAACCAGGGCGAGGACAACCACACGCTGGAACTGCTCTGCACGGAGGCCAAGTGATGGGCAGTGGAGTCGTCGTATCGATGCGCATGACAGGTCAGAAGGAAGCTCTGGCCAAATTGCAGGAGTTGGACGTGAAGGGCCGACGACGCGTCGTCACGAAAGCGGTCAGGGCTGCGAACAAAGTCCTGATGGCGGGAGCCCGTGGGCTGGCGCCCACCCTGAGCGGTGCCTTGCGAGACAGCCTCTATTCCTCGATTAAATACTACAGCAAAACAGGCTCGGTGGTCGGGAGGGTCAGTCTCGGCAAGCTCACGGCAGCGAAGGCGAAGAAACGCGGCACTGGTCGCGAGATTCCCTACTGGCAATTTGTCGTGCGGGGCACGCCGCCGCACGATATCCCGCAAGGATTCAAATCATTCCAAGCTCGCTACTCCCAGAATGCTCCCAGTAAATCGGAAGGTCAATTCTGGGAGGACGTACGCGGTAAGCGGGCCATCGCCATTGCTGGTAAGCCGCTGGCGGGTGTGCTGCACCCTGGTGCGAGACCGCGACCGTTCATGCTGATTGCGATTGCCAAGGTCAGGCAGCACGCCGTGGATGATTTCCAGCAAGCGTTTGCCGACAAGATGGACGAAGAGGTGCGCAAGAAAACCTAATGGCCGACGTGACTGCCGATCTGATCGACGCGCTGAAATTGGACCACGCGGTTGACGTGCTGGTGGATGGCCGCATTTACGGCGGCGTCGTGCCGATCGGCGTAGAGTTGCCGTTCATTTGGCTGCAGCGGCGGGGCGTGAAATACACCGAGTCCATGGAGGGCGAGGACGACCCGTGGAAGGAATTCTTCGACGTCGAATGCGTCGCGAATAACGGGATCACGGTCAACGAACTATCGGACGCGGTCCGGGCCTGGGAACGAGCCTGGACCACGGGCGGCACGTTCCAATTGGGTGATCGTTACTACTCGGCTGTCACGATCACCGACGCGGCTGAGACTTACGTGCCGCGGAACGTGGACGCGGCGGAGCATCTTTTCATTTCGAGTTTAGACGTGGAGGTCTGTCGACCATGACTGTTGTACAGCGCATCGAGGGTGACGTGCGGATCACCGGAGCTCTGCAGGTGGACGGCAGTAAGCCGACCTACCCGCGCAGCAATCTGCAGCAGGACACCAATGCCGTCTTCGCGGTGCCGTTGGTGGATGTCCGGGTCTGGGATGCTTTGGCGACCAATCTGCCAGGGACGCCGGCCGCTGACGATCTCGGCCTGGTCGGCGGCACCTTCGCGACCAACACGCCGAAGGTCAGTACCGGCGACCTGAAGAACACGACCACGACCCGCTACGGGCGATTCCAGTTCCAGGTGCCCGCCGAGTACGACGCCGGCGAGAGCCTGACGCTGCGACTCAGCGCCGGCATGGAAACCACGGTGGCCAGCGCGTCGACAACCTTGGACGTCGAGTGTTACAAGTCCGACCGGGCGGCGAGTCTCGGGAGCGACTTGTGCGCCACCGCGGCCCAGTCGATCAACTCGCTGACGTTCGCCAATAAAGATTTCACGATCACACCCACGGGCCTCTCCGCGGGCGACGTGTTGGATGTACGGTTGACGATCGTCGTGACCGACTCAGCCACAGCCACCGCGGTGACGGCGTCGATTGGTGCAATCGAATTCCTCGTTGACATCAAGGGGTGACATCCCGCCGACACTATGACGTGCCGGCAGTCACTGCAATAGAAAGGGCAAAATCATGGCCAAAGTTCGTTTTACCGCCAAAGGCGCGCTTGTCAAAGTGAATGCCTCGGGCGACGGCACCACCATGTTGACGGTCGGACTGTGCACGAACGCCACCCCGCCCGCGCAGGAGCGGGCGCTGATTGACCTGACGGCCATGGAGGACACAGTGGCGGTGGCCGCCACGGGTATCGAACAACTCTCGGAGTTTGCGTTCACCTCCTTGCACGACCCGAGCGACACGACCGACGATGCGCTGGATACGCTGTACGCCTCGGGCGACAGTGTGAAATGGCAGCTGGTTCTTGCGACGAAGACGGCTGTCGGGACCACGAAGACGTGGACGAAGGATTTCACCGGCAAGCTCTTCGCGATCACACCGGAATCGGTTGATGGCGGTACCGGTACCAAGCGCGTCTGCAAGGTCACTCGCGACGGCGCGATCACGGACACGGTGACGTGATGAACTTAGCCGACCTGGACCGCAAGCCTGTGACCTGGCGGTACGACCGCTGGGATACCGACGTAGTGTTCCGGCCGATCAGTGCGGCGATGCTGGCGAAGTTCGCTGGCCTGAACGGGGAGGACGTCGACACGCCTGCGGCCTTGCGGTTCTATGCCGAGCTGCTGGCCGTGTCCCTGGAGTCCCACAAATTCACGGCCGAGGAGTGGATGGATGCCAGTGGGAAAACCCTGCAGATGCTGGGTATGCAGGCGTTGCGGATCAACGGGCTGTTGGCTGAGGAAGCAAAAAAAAACTAGAGCAACCGCTCTATCGTTTCGCGTTTGAGTTGTGCCGCGAGTTGGGGATCGTTCACCCCGATGTGTTGTTCGAGCAAATCACGGCCGCGCAGTTTTTCGAGTGGTGGCTGCTCTACTCGGAGGAACCGTTCGGCGACCTGCGAGCGGACTTGCGCACGTGGGCGCATGCGTGCATGCAGTGGGGCAGCAAGGACGTCAAGCTGCTCTGGCCGTATATCGAATCAGAGATGTCCGAAGAAGAAATGCTTGCCGAGATGGACCGCATAGAACAGGCGATTGCTGATGGCAAACGAAATCAACTTGCGAGTGTCGACAGCGGCGTTTTATAAGTCGTTTGTCGAGACGCGCAGATTGCTCAAGCGACTGCGAAAGGTAATTCGCGCAAGGCGCACCCGATGACCACCGCCGCAAAAATCTCAATCCAGATTGACGCTCAGACGGCCACGCTCCAAAAGGGTTTCGGCGAGGCCACTGCGGCAATCAAGAAACTCGACGCAGGTATGTCGGGATCCGTGGCAGCGGGCATGGCTAAATTCGCGGCCGGCTGGATTGCCATTCAAGGGGCCATTGGTGCAGCACGCGGTGTGATGAGCACCTTCCTGCAGACCGTGGACAGTATGAGCGCCGAGCAGGACTGGGCCGACCGGTTGGGAATCGCGGCCGATGAATTGGCTGCCCTCGGCTATGCGGCCGAACAGACCGGCGCTTCCCAAGAGATACTTAACGCCAGCTTGCAGAAGATGCAGAACAACCTTTCTGACGCGGGGCAAGAAGGTGGTACTGCAGTTAAGGCACTCCAGGAGTTGAACCTCTCAGCACAGCAATTGCGTGAGTTGACCCCTGACAGGCAGTTCGTGGCCATTGCGGAGGCTATGTCGCAGGTGAGCAATCAGGGCGACCGGACCCGATTGACCCTGGACGTCTTCGGCAAGAGCGGTGGCGAGCTAAATAACCTCCTGCGGGAAGGATCCAAAGGGCTGAATTCTTACGCGATGGAAGCGGAGCAATTGGGCCTGAAGATGGGCGACGCGCGGAAGTATGTCGAGGCTTTCGGCGACGAGCTGCACAAACTCGAAGTGGCGTGGCGAAGCACGAAGGGCAATATCGCGGCGGGCTGGGCTCTTGTCCTAGAGGATCAAACCAGCATTGCCAGCAGGATCTTGGGGACGGTCCACAGCTGGTTCACGACGGATTTTGGCACGGCCGTCGGGAGCGCCAATGCTCTCGCCAAAAAGGAGGCCCGAGAACTCGAGCAACAACTTAAGCAGACAAAGGCGGCCGCCGACGTTGAAGCTGCCCTCAAAAAAATGACGGTACGCGGTAATAGCCTCACGGAATCTATGCGGACTCCCGGGGAAGTTTATCGGGATTCACTCACTGAACTAAACGCGCTAGTTCAAAAGGGCGTGATTACTTGGTCGACCTATGCCCGGGCTAGTAAAGGGGCGCTGCAGAACTTGCGAGATTTTTGGAGGGACACCCTCAAGCCGCAGGACTGGACGACGCCCGGCATCGGGGCCGCCACGCGTGGGAGCGCGGCGGGCTTCTCGGCCGTCCAAGAGGCGGGCCGCGCAAAGCAAGACAACGACCGTCGCCACCGCGAGTTAATCAGTTGGCAAGCTCGCATCGAAGCGGCGATTCTCAAGGACACCATCACTATCGCCCCGGTGAGTTTATGACGATCGTCGCCATCAAGGAAGCCGCCGCCAACGCTACGCTGATCGCGGGGAAAGCGGGCAAACACGACTGGACAGCACCGTACAGCCTCACCAGCGACGATGTGCGGGACGATGGTTTGACGTGCGTGGAGTACATGACGTCCATCGGCCGTGGTATCGGAACACGATTCAAGTACGGGACCCGTACAGATGATGGCACGTACTGCAAGTCGATCGCACCCACGCGGATGACCAACAGTACGGCGCATTGGGCGGTAATCCTTACGTACTCGCAGAACGATGGATCCCCCGGGCAGAATGAAGACGACGAACCTGCCGACAACCCAATTGACTGGCGATACGAGATCTCCAGTGCGACGCAGTATTTTCAGACGCCTGTGTGGAAGGCCTGGAATATGGACGTCATGCCGCTTGGTGGCGCGGGCATCGGATACATTCGTGCCGTAGATACTCTGGGGCCAGTGCATAATTCGGCAGGAATCGTGTACGACCCGCCATTGACGCGGGATGTACCGGAGATGGTCGTGCGAGTGAGCGGCAATGACTCCTACTATTGGGCGAATATGCTGGCAACCACCGCGGGCACCATCAACCAATTCGGCCTCAACTTTTCGGAGCGACTGTGTACGAAATATGGTTTCGTCGCCTCGTTTTGGCACCCTTGTTGCGTGCTCTGCAGCTCGGCCACGGCTGACTATCGGCTGGAAAATGACATTGCGTTCTGGCGTTACACGTTCGAGTTTAGATTGCGGCAACCCGCGGACGAGATCAACCCGCAAGATGGTTTCTTGGAGTCGATTCTCGATCGCGGGCTCACGCGACTGGCCAATGCAGGCGCGCCGGACATGGCTGGCGGCACCTACAGCGGAGGCGATGTCAAAGCAGGCATGGCGGAGGCGGAGGCAGTGCGGGGGCTCGACGGCCAACGCGTGCCGGAAATGGTCTTATTCGATGGACACGGTCA